GACGACGTTCTCCATAACCAGTCTTACGACGTTTGTTACGCAAGCCGAGGAGCGTATTTACAATGCGGTCCAATTTCCTAGTTTGCGCAGAAACGTCACTGGGTCATGCAGCCAAAACAACCGCTACCTTCAAGCGCCTGACGATTTCTTAGCACCATATTCGATGGCGGTTATAGAGCCAAACGGTGCTTACCACTACTTGTTGATTAAAGATGTGAACTTTATCCGCGAGTCGTTCCCTATACCAACAGGTGCAGGCAATACAGGGAGACCTTATTGCTATGCATTATTTGGCCCTGATTATCCGAACTCGCCCGATAAGCTTGCATTCATGCTAGGCCCAACTCCTGATTTAGGATATGGCATAGAGCTTCATTATTTTTACTACCCAACATCAATTACGTTCAATAATGTCGATGCCAATACAACTTGGCTAAGCACTAATTTTGATACGGTATTATTATATGGGTCGTTGGTAGAAGCTGCGCAGATGAACAAATCGGACCCGGATATTGTTGCCAATATCGGCAACAAGTACAAAGAGACGTTGACTCTGGCAAAACGGCTTGGGGACGGCATGGAGCGACAGGATCATTACCGTACAGGCCAGGTACAAGACAAGGTTGTGTAATGGCTATAGTGCAAACCATGTGTACAAGCTTCAAGGCAGAGGTTGCCCAGGGGTTGCACAATTTTACAAGGTCCACAGGTAATGTTTTCAAGCTGGCTTTGTATGTCGCGACCGCCAACATCGGTGCAGATACCCAAACCTACACCGCGCAAGGTGAAGCCAGTGGAACCAATTATTCGGCAGGCGGCCTTGCACTCACAAACATCACGCCCCTTTCATCAGGTTTTACAGGATATTGGTCGTTCGACGACTTAACATTCAGCAATGTAACGTTGACATGTGCTGGCGCTCTGATTTACAACTCAACGAATGGTAATCGGGCGGTTTGTGTTTTAAACTTCGGTTCTACGGTAACTAAAACCGGTCAAGATTTGACCATAACTTTCCCGCCCATGGGCGCCACTGATTCAATTTTAAGGATTTCATGATGGAACAAGCAAAGACAAACGACGTTGTGGCTAGCGGATTAATTGCTCGCCCAGGTTCTGAAGAAGCAGCCCGTGCGATGGGCAAGTATTTCTTTGAGTGCTACGACAAAGACGGCAACCTTAAGTGGACCGCTGAGTCTAAAAACCTCGTGGTCAACGTTGGCTTGCAATACATGGCTGGCACCGCACTTGACGGCGCTACCGCAAGAATCACATCTTGGTATATCGGTCTTTACGGAGCTGGAGCATCTAATACGCCGGCAGCTTCCGATACCATGTCTTCTCACGCCGGATGGACTGAGAACACAACGTACAGTAATGCAACCCGCCCTGCTGCAACTTTCGCCGCTGCAACCACGGCCAACCCCTCGGTTGTTACGAACACTGCAAGCAAAGCATCGTTTAACATTAATGGCACGACAACGGTTGGTGGAGCGTTCTTGACAAGCGATAGCACCAAGAGTGGAACAACGGGAACCCTGTTCTCTGCTTCTGACTTTACAGGCGGTGATCGTTCGGTTGTTAACGGTGACACACTACAAGTGACGTACCAGTTTAGCTTGTCTGCATAATGGCTTTTGTTGTTGCTGATCGTGTACAGGAAACCACACTCAGCACTGGCACAGGGACAATAACCCTAGCTGGTGCTGCAACTGGGTTTCAATCGTTTGCTGTCATTGGTAACGGCAATACGACCACTTACACTATTGCAGATGCAACCGGTTCTAACTGGGAAGTTGGAATCGGAACTTATACTTCTAGCGGGACGACCCTATCGCGGGATACGGTACTGTCTTCTAGTAACTCAGGAAGTCTTGTGAACTTTAGCGCTGGTACAAAAAACGTTTTCGTAACACTACCCGCTGAAAGATCCACTAGCTACGCATATGGCACAACGATAATCTTTGGGGGCTAGCTATGGCTGCGCCGAATCTACTTAATTTGACGACTGCCACGGGGAAGACGGCGGGGTTGGTTGTAACAACCACACCTACAGCAATTGTTAGTAATGCAGCCTCTTCTGGAAAATGCCTAAAGATAAACACTCTTGTTGTGGCGAATGTAACGTCTTCTGCTGTAACAGTCACTGTAGACGTATATAAAAATGCAACAACTGCCTACGAGTTAGCAAACGCAATCTCAGTCCCTGCTAACGCATCAATAGTGATCATAGGCAAAACAGAAACCCAAATTTATTTAGAAGAAAACGATAGCATAAGATTAACCGCCGGTTCTGGAACTACCTTGTTAGAAGCGGTATGTTCGTATGAGGAGTTGTCATAAATGCCTGTTGGATTAGGTGTTAACGGCGGAGTCCTTGGTGTAAATAATTTACCGGGGAGTGGTGTCGCTAAAGGCGTATGGACTCTCAACGAACAGTTTAGAGCGCAAGGGCTGCTTACTTGGCCCGGATTAATCCCTCCCTCATTTGATTATTTAGTAGTTGCTGGCGGCGCTAGTGGTGGGTGCGGAGGTGGATCGGGAAGCGTAGCCGGGGGTGGCGGTGCTGGTGGTTACCGCACAGGGACTATCTCAACTTTAGGTAGTGGGCAGCTTTTTACGATAACGGTGGGTGCGGGCGGGGCTCAAAAAACCGCATCAGGACAGGGAAATGCAGGATCCGCTTCATCGTTGACCGCTCCAGCAACTAGTCCAGCACCTGCTTATTCAATATCATCAGCCGGAGGCGGTGGTGGCGGCGCAAACACTGGCGCCGGTGTTGCGGGTGGATCAGGCGGGGGCGGAGGAAACGCTGGGCCAACGCAACCTGCCGGGGCAGGTAATACGCCCTCGACTTCACCATCTCAAGGCAACTCTGGAGGTGCAGGTTCTAATACAACACCAGCGTCTGGCGGTGGTGGTGGCGGGGGTATAGGGTCGGCTGGCTCTAATGGATCAAGCACTAATGGCGGTAACGGCGGCACGGGTACAGCAAACTCTATATCTGGGTCTTCAGTTACTTATGCTGGTGGTGGCGGCGGGGCATGTGCGGCAGGTCGTCCAGCAGGATCTGGAGGATCTGGAGTTGGAGGTGCTGGAGGATCTGGAGCACAGGGTAGCGCAGCACCAAACGCAAACACGGGCGGTGGTGGTGGCGGGGGTCAAGGAACAGCAACGGGTTTCGGAGGCGCGGGGTCGTCCGGGGTTGTAATAATCAGCTACCCAGCAATATACGCGGCGGCGGCTACATCTTCGGGCGTTGCTTCTGGTTATCCGATAGTAAGCGGAAACAATCGAATTTACGTGTGGAACGGAAATGGGTCAATCTCGTGGGTCTAATGAATATACACAATCTATTCCCAACGCCAATTGGATTTTTTCAACGTGCTATTACAGACGAAGAAAAATTATTCATTTTGAACTTAGAGCAAAGACCTAATCTAGGCAATACAACAAGCACGAATAATAAAATCTTAAATGGAATGACGGCGCTGCGTTCATTTATAGAAGAAAGCGTCAATTTGTATTTCCAGAGTATCGTACGCCCTAAGCATGACGTTAGTCTGCGAATCACTCAATCGTGGGCAAATTTCTCAAATCCCGGCCAACACCACCATAAACACGCGCATCCAAACTCTTATGTGTCTGGGGTGTACTACATCCAAACGAACCCGAACGACAGAATTTATTTTTATAGGGACGATTGGAAGCAAATAAAATTCCCATCAGAGAATTATAACGAATACAATTCTGAAAGCTGGTGGTTTGAAGCATTTGAAGGACGGTTAATTTTATTCCCGTCGTCATTGACGCATATGGTCCCAACAGTCGAGGGTGACACCACAAGGATTTCATTATCCTTCAATACGTTCCCTGTAGGCGTTGTTGGGGAAGAGGTTGAGCTAACAGGCTTGCGATTGGAGGTGTGATGGCTCACTTTGCAAAGCTAGACGAAAACAACATTGTTATCGACGTTAACTGTTTGGAAAATAGAGAGCTATTGGACGAAAACGGTGTTGAGCAGGAACAAAAAGGCATCGACTTTTTAATCAATTGGTCTGGGGGTTACAGCCTCTGGAGGCAAACTAGCTACAACGGCAGGATAAGAAAGAACTTTGCAGCTCTTGGGGATACATATGATGCTACAAGAGATGCTTTTATTTCTCCGCAACCCTATCCATCTTGGGTGTTAAACGAAGACACATGTAGATGGGAGTCTCCTGTACCCTTCCCCGATGATGGGCGGTTTTACAATTGGGATGAACCAACAACAAGCTGGGTTGTGACGGAGTAACAATGTGTTCGGTTTCAGCGCCTACGCACAAACCCCTTATGCGAGTACCGCAGGCGCAGTAACGCCCAGTAATGTAAGTCAGGTCAATGAAACAGCGACCGGCACCGATCTACTAGATACAACCCTTACTGCGCTAGCACAAGTAACGGAAGCGGCAACCGCCACGGATGCGGTAAGCGCCGCGCTAGAAGCAAATGCACAAGTAACAGAAACCGCGACTGGTGCAGACGCAGTAGATGCGTCATCGTTACAACAAGGCGACATATCAGAAACCGCAACAGGTTCTGATGCTGTTGATTCAATTCTGGCATACCAAGCTAGTGTAACGGAAGCCGCTACAGGTACTGATACAACAAGTGCCGAGCAAACTGTTTTGGCGCAAATTGCTGAATCTGCTTCTGGTACCGATGCGTCAGAAAGCCTACAAAATGCTTTAGTCGAGGCGGCTGAATCAGCCTCAATTGTTGATACGCCCCAAGGATTAATTGCCGTAGAAGGGGTTGTTACCGAATCTGCTTCAGGGGCGGATAGCGTAACTTCCGGCGCAGAATATCTGGTTACCGCTCAAGAAACAGCGTCAGCCAATGATTTGCTAGACGCACAACCCGTTATATTGACGCAAGTCGATGAATCTGCGAGTGGGCAGGACAGTATAGATGTTAATGTAGTGCAGGTGGCTTCTGTATCAGAATCTGGCACCGCAGAAGACACTGAACAGAGCACGTTAGACGCAATCTCGACCGTTCAAGAAACTTCTTTAATTACTGATATTACATCACTAGGAAGTATTTTTGATGGTGAAGTATTAGAAACGTCTACTGGAACCGACACTACAGGATCAGATTTACTTGCAAGCGCCAATGTAAATGAGTCAGCGACTGGTGTTGATAGTGTAATTGTCGAGGGTTACTTTGCAAGCATTGAAGAATCAGCTACAGCAAGTGATTCACTAAACAGTAATTTAGTTGTTGATGCTTCTGTACAGGAATCAGCGGCAGCTTCGGATGTTGTAAGTTTAGAGTCAGTCGTAATATCAATCGTAGAAGAATCGGCTACAGCCACCGACGCAATACAAGCAACTTACACGTTAGTAGCAACAGCGGTAGAGCAAGCGACAGGCGCTGACAGTATTTCGGTACTGCTCGACGGAACGGTTAGCGTTTCAGAATCGGCTACGGGGTCGGACTTTGTAACGCCGGCGAATGTTTATGACGGGGACATAGCAGAGTCTGCCACGGCAACAGATGCAATTACAGCCGGCATCCTCTTCCTAAGAGAGGTGCTGGAAACAGGAACAGCCTCCGACGTAATAATTGCTTTTCATTTCCTGGGCGGAATAATCTCCGAACTCGCAACAGCTTCGGATAGTATTTCCACTATAGGTAGTTTTGGTGGGACAATACAGGAGGCAGCGCAGGCGTTAGATGTTTTGCTACCTGGCGGGTTGTTTACAGTGTCGCTATCTGAAACTGCCGCTGGGGCTGACGCCGTGGAAAGCAATTTCTTGTGGACGCCGATTGATGA